CGCTAGAGAGCTAGGATCTATTCCTACTTGGTTAAAAACTAACGGTGACGCTGGAACAAGTGGTTCACTTTCTACTGGTTCTGGTACTGACTTACCTGGTTCAGGTACAGACAGAGATTTAACTGAAGCAATTCTAAAAACAGTTATTAAAGAAGTTTACGTTTCAGGTGGAGAAATGGATATGTTAGTATGTCCACCATCAGTAAAACAAGTAATATCTGGTTTTAATGCTAATACAACTCGTTTTGGTCCTGCAGGAGATAAAACAGAGTATGCAGCTATTGACGTTTATAGCTCAGACTTTGGTGATCTTCGTATTGTACCAAACAGAGTAATGGCTACTACTGACGCTAAAGATGTATTCATCCTACAGCGTGATATGTTAGCTGCTGCTTACCTAAGAGATTTCCAAATTCAAGATCTTGCCAAAACTGGTGACTCTGAAAAGAAACAACTTTTAGTTGAGTACACATTGGAAGTACGAAATGAAGCCGCACACGGTATCATTTTAGATATTAACCAATAATACTAATTAGTAGGGGAGCTTCGGCTCCCTTACTTTAGAATAATTCTAAGAAGGAAAACAAATGAATAAAGCTCCAACAACATTTAAACCGTCAACTACACAGACAGTAGCTGCAGGTTCAACCTCTGCTGCGTCAAGTGCGTTTGGATCGGAAACTAGAGAAGTAAGAATTGTAACAACTGTAGATGCTTATGTTGAATTTGGTAGTTCACCTACTGCAAGTTCATCATCATTAATTGTACCTGCATTTACTGTAGAATATTTTAGAGTGGCTCCAGCAAGTAAAGTAGCTGTACTAAGAGTAGGTTCTACTACTGGAACATCAAGAGTAACTGAACTTACCCAATAATGAAACCAGCTTTTTTTTCAATACGAAGTCAGGATCGTTACCGTAACCGTAGGACAGATGTGCCTAATGATGCGGTATTACTAGAAGATTTAACTTACCTATTAAAAGAAGGTGGCGATAATATTATTTTAGAACAAGGAGTCGGTGTTTCTTATGAAACAGATACTCCAATTTCAAATTAGTGGCAAAAAAGTGGAAAGCCTATAACGAACACGAAGCTACACACAATGGTACTTCTTTAGGTCGTAACCCCAAAACAAGTTCAATGAATAAAAAAAAGAAACAAGATTTTAAAAAATATCGTGGTCAAGGCAAACGTAGATGACCATAGTAAAGAGCTTTGAAGAACTTTGTAAAATCCTTAAAGAAAGAGAAAAAAGTTCTGAACAACTTAAAAAAAACAACCAAAGAAAAAAACAAACTAAAAAGAGGATAAAAAATGGCTGACAGTAAGATTAGTGATTTGACAGCATTAACAACAACAGCATCAGGTGATTCGTTACCTATTGTAGATGCAGATGCTAGTGCTACTAAAAAAATCACAGTAGAAAATATATTTAAAGGCATACCTGTAAGTGTAGGGGTAAACGTAGCTACACCACTTGCTAAATTGCACGTAGTTAGAGATGCTGTAAATCATTCAACAAATAGTTCACTAGCACCAATACGTACTGAAGATGATACTAGACCAGGTATTTTTATTACAGGTAATGCAGATAATATAGGTATTATACAATTTGGTGATAACGCATCTGTAAACTCGGGTGAAATTTATTACGATCACGGTGCTGATAAATTTAGTTTTAGAACTGCAGGAACTGTACAAGCAACTTTAGCTGATGGCGTATTAGCACCAGAAACAGACTCAGATGTAGACTTAGGTACTTCCTCTTTGTACTTTAAAGACGCATACATTGATTCTATAACTACAACTGGTGCATTAAATGGAGCATTAAAAAGATGGACAGCCAAAACTGCTAACTATACAGCAGTAGCTGGAGATAGAGTTCTTGCTGACACATCTGGCGGTGCTTGGACATTAACACTTCCTGCTTCACCTGCAGTCGGAGATGAAATACACATACTTGATTCAACAGCGTCATTTGACAACAACAACTTAACAGTTGCAAGAAACAGTTTAAAAATACAAGGTGGTACTGCAGACCTAACATTAACTACAGAAAATACTGGTATTGGTCTTGTATATATGAGTTCAACTTATGGATGGAGAGTTTTAATAGACGCATACGATGTAACTTTAACGGAGTTATAGTATGGAGGATATTTATAATCCTAACCAACAAATTCACATTGATAGGGGTACTAGAAAACTTGTTGTAAGAAGTAGACAAGATACAACCCCTATCTTAGAACAAAATAAAACATTTCGTAATCATATACCTGAAGCACAAACAGGTGATTTACAACGCATAGCACAGATACCTGTGATTGCATTAAAAGTAAAAACCAAAGAAAGATTTGGTCACTCTAACTTTTACAAACTTGATAGTGAACAACAAAAAAACATTATTAGGGAAATGGTAAACAGTAATGAGTATATGTTTTTTAGAACAGGAGATAAGAAATTATAATGGCTTTAGATAATTATGCAAACTTAAAAACTGCAATAGCAAACTTCTTAGCAAGAGATGATCTTACTTCTGAAATAGATGACTTTATAGATTTAACAGAAGCTGACTTTAATCGTAGATTAAGAATAAGACCAATGGAAACAGTAGATGCTTCTTTTTCAATAGACGCAGCTACAGAGGCTTTGCCTACTGGGTTTTTAAAAGTACGAAGTTTTGTTTTAACAAGTCCTAATCCTGATAGAACATTAGTATTAATGACACCGTTTCATCAAGCTGAAACAACAGGCTCAGACAGTTCTGGACAACCAAGAGGCTACTCTATTGAAGGATCAAACTTTAGGTTTAGTCCTGTACCAGATTCTACGTACACTGCTAGATTAAGTTATTACAAAGCATTTGACCCTATAAGTTCATCTACAGCAACTAATCATATTTTAACAAACTATCCTGATATATATTTATTTGGTGCTTTATATTTTGGTTCTACATTTTTACGAGGAATGGACCCACAAACCGTTGCACAATTTAAAGGTCAATATGAGGCTGCATTACAACAAGCAGAAATTGCTGATAGCAAAGATAAATATAATGGTTCGCCTTTAGTACAAAGAACAGGAATTAACATTAACAATTTTGATAACGTAAGATAATGCAAGTACCTTTTGGAGAATGGCTACCAGACCTACCAGATCACGTAAATCCTGGCACTACACAAGCCTTAAATGTATTTCCTGCTGCTAACAGTTATAGACCTTTTCAGAACATAGCTGTTACTTCAAGCAATGCACTAACAGCAAGATGTCAAGGAGCTAGGTCGTTTAAATCTGATGGTGGCGTAGTTAGTATATTTGCTGGTGACGCAACCAAGCTATATAAATTAACATCTAATGCTTTTGTAGATGAAAGTGGTGGAACGACATTTAGTTTCTCAGATAATTTTTATTGGGATTTTATAAGGTTTGGTGAAGTTGTTATAGCATTTAATGGTGATGATGCACCTCAAGCCTGGACATTAGATTCATCATCTGACTTTGCTGCATTAGGAGGTTCACCTCCAACATTTAGACACGCTGCAGTTGTAAACAACTTTGTAGTCACAGGGTTTCAACCGTCTGCACAAAACAAAGTACAATGGTCAGCAGTAAACAGTGCAACAAGTTGGACAGCAGGTACTAATCAAGCTGACTCAGAAACATTACCTGAAGGCGGAGTAATTACAGGTGTTACTGGTGGACAATACGGATTGATATTTCAAGAAAATAGAATTACACGAATGGATTATCGTGGTGGTAATGTTATTTTTTCTTTTAGGCGTGTTGAAGATAACAGAGGAGCTGTACAAGGCAAAAACGTAATTCAGGTTGGTAATTTAGTTTACTTCTTATCTGAGGATGGTTTTTATGTTACAGATGGTTCTGCTGCAAAACCTATTGGTGCTAACAAAGTAGACCGTTTTTTTTATAATGATTTAAAACAATCATTACGAGAAAGAGTAAGAGCATCATACGACCACGAAAACAAACTAGTAATGTGGTCTTACCCATCTGCTACAGGTAATAACTCAAGTACGCAAAACGATAAAATATTAATTTACCATATAGCTAGTAATCGTTGGTCAATAGTTGAAATAGACCACGAAGTTATTATAGATTTCTTGTCAGCAGGATATACATTAGAAGAATTAGATGATTACCCTGCATCAGGTACAAACGACATAGATGCTATTACGGTTTCGTTAGATAGTGCTTTGTTCTCTGGTGGATTACGTTCTGTTGGTGTATTTGACACTGACCATAAATTAGGATCCTTTGGTGGTGATACTTTAAAAGCAGAAATAGGTACTGCAGAAACAGAAATATTTCCACAAAGTAGGTCTTTAGTAACTCACGTTAGACCTATTGTAGATACATCATCTGCTACGGGCTCGTTGAGTTTTAGAAACAAAGTAGCTGAAACTGCGTCAACGACAGCAGAAAGTTCAATGCACACTACAGGAACCATACCGTTTCATAAAAGTGCAAGATATTTTAGATTTAACTTACAAGTTCCAGCAGCATCTACGTGGACAGACGCACAAGGAATTGACATAGAAGCAATTAAAGAAGGATATAGATAATGACATTTTTAGAAGAATTACAAGCACAAACTGGTTTGTTAGGAAATCAAATCCGTCAATCTAGTCCATTTGCTACATATACACCTACGTCAGAAAGAACAATACAAGGTGTGCCACAAAATTATTTTGATCCAGCAACTAACCAATTTATGATGCCAGAAATGACTGGTATGGGTGGAACTATGACAGGAGTTGGCACAGGAACTGGCACAGCATTTGGAACTTATACACCTGGTGCTTTTGGACAATTTTTTGGAAGCCAAGCAGGTACTGGAGGATTAATGGGTACTGGTGCAACAGGAACAACAGGTGCTACAGGTGGAGGTGGCAGAGATCCAGGATATTATACTTTCCAAGGTGGTGATGTTCCTTTAAGCGAATTTGATCCAAGTGCATTTACTGAACTTCCTTTTCCATCTGTAATTGGAATAGTTACAGGTTTATTAAATGATATAGTTGGTGGTGACGCTACACAAGATGAAATAGATACTTTCAATAAAATAACTGCATCTAATCCAACAGCAAGTTACTCAGCCTTGACAAATTTTTTAACAGAGGGCAATGTCATTGACACAACAGGTTTAACTCCTATTGGAATACAGGGAACAGTAATGACCACGCCTAGTGGAGATACATACATAGGCGATCCTGTCACAGAACAAGGTGTAAATCAAAACCCTATAAATAATATTGTCGATCCTGTAACTTCAACTATATCTACAACTTCTACAGGTGATACATATCTTAGTGGACCTTTAGGTAATCAAGGTGGAAGATTTGGTGGAGATAGAGGAGTCGGTCAAGATGCTGGTACTATGGGTGGCACAGGTGGTAGACGAGGTGGAGCTGGTTTATTCTAATGACTAGCACAAGAAATTTAGAATATGTTTACAACTATCCTGCTTTTACTTTAGAAGGAATTTTGCTATCTACGTATGAATCACAATTAGTATCG